TACGGAAACAAGGGAAATAATTTTCCTTGGCAATTGAAAGTACTTGAAGGTCTACAAAAAATTTATGATTTTTTAGTAGGAAGTAGTGTAGTAGCAACAAGAACACCTGTAATTCTTTCTGATATTGGTGCTGGAGCTATATCAGTAACATATGGTTTTTCAATAGCCAATGTTGGAGCTGCTTCTGGAACAGTTAATGGTGTTACATTACCTGCAGGAACAACTGTAAATTTTGCTCCTGATAAGAATAACTCTCTAAGTGGTATTACTTATGATGCAACAGGTACTACATTTTTAATTACTTGGATATCATAAACTATGGGTACTATAGTTTCCATAGCTGGGGGTTCAGGTTCTAATGATATTCTTACCCAATACCCAATGCTCACAGATGCATTTGGTAGAATTAGAACAGCACAACCATTAACATTATTTGATTCATCTCATAGATATAGAGATAATGGTTTATGGAATACTTCTACAACAAGTGGAGGTACTGCAGTATTTAGTCCAAATGAAGGATTAGTAAATCTAAATGTAACTGGCACAGCTGGATCTGAAGTACTAAGAGAAACAGCAAAGGTATTTTCTTATCAACCAGGTAAGTCTTTGTTGGTTATGAATACCTTTGTGATGGCTCCAGCTCAAACTAACCTAAGACAAAGAGTGGGTTATTTTGGAACAGAAAATGGTATATATATTCAATTAAGAGACAACACTTTAAGTTTTGTAGAAAGAAGTTTGGTTACAGGTGTTGTAACTGAAACTGTTGTAGATCAAGCTTCTTGGAATGCTGATACAATGGATGGTAATGGACCATCAGGAATAACTTTAGATATTAGTAAAGCTCAGATTCTATTTATGGATATTGAGTGGTTAGGTGAAGGCACAGTAAGAATAGGGTTTATAATAGATGGAAACTTTATAGTTTGTCATAGATTTAATCATGCTAACTTAATTACTTCTACTTATATTACTACAGCTTCATTACCATTAAGATACGAGATACTTAATGCATCAACTGCAACAGCAACCACATTAAAACAAGTTTGTTCTTCTGTAATATCAGAGGGAGGATATGAGTTAAGAGGGGCACAACAAGCTGTTGGTACACCAATACTTACTCCAAGAACATTTGCTGCAGCAGGAACTTATTATCCTATTGTAGGGTTAAGACTTGTGCCAACTAAACTAGATGCAATTGTAATACTTACTGCTGCGTCTATATTAGGTTTAGGTAATGGTAAAAACTATGCTTGGAGAGTTGTTCAATCTGCAACTATAACTGGTGGTTTATGGACTCCTGTTGGGGTTGATTCTGCTGTTGCATATAACTTAACAGGTACATCTGCTGCTGGAGGTAGGGTGTTAGCACAGGGGTATGTAAACTCTTCTAACCAAGGTTCTCCAAGTATTAACATATTAAAAGAAGCTTTATTTGCAACTCAACTTGAAAGAAATACTTTTACAGGAACTCCTTTTGAATTAGTAGTTGAAATGGCTATTGATACTATAGGAGGAACTTTAGGTGGATATGTTTCTGTAGATTGGGAAGAAATAAGTAGATAAACTATAAATAAAATATATTAATTCAAATGAGTACGTTAATACAATTAAGTGGTGGTGGGAGCAGTGTAACAGAAACTGTTGTAAATTTATCTGCTGCTCAAATTTTAAGTACTGGATCAAGTCCTGCAGTAATTTTACCTGCACCAGGAGCAAATCAATATTATGCTATTTATTCAGTTGCCATGGAGTTTACAGATAATGGAACACCTTATACTATTGGTACAGGTGCCAATCCATATATCTTTATTAATCCAAGTGCTACAGGAAACATGTTTATGCAAAAAGGATTTATGACAACTGCTGGAAATAAAGCAATGCACTTTACACATTTTGAGGGTGCTCTTGATACAGCTAATTCTGTTAACTATCAATTTAATGGTACATGGATAAATAAACCTATTGTATTAAGAACATGGGGGGATGTTAATCCTACTCTTGGAAATGGCACATTGAGATTTGTAATTAAGTATGACATAAGAACATTTGGCGCATAATGAAAAATTTATTTATAGTTTCTTTACTGTTAATGTTTATCAGTTCTTGTTCATTAGAAAGAAGACTTGAAAAATACTGCCCGCTTTGTACTCAGAAAGATAGTATAGTTACTATAACACAAATTAGAGATACAACTATTAATATTCCGGGAGAAACTGTATATATAGAAGATACATTATTCTGTGATTCACTAGGTAATGTATATGCCTCTAGACTAGCAGAGAAAGATGGAACTATTATTAAGTTACAATCAAGAGTTAGAGACAATAAATACAAAGTAATTGCCCGCGTAGATACTATCTACAGAACTGTAAGAGGTAATACTATTTATAAAACTAGATTAGTAACAAAAACTCAAAAGCCACAAAAGATAAAATACATCCCAGGTTGGGTCAACTTCCTAGCATGGTTGGGTGGTATATGGTTAATAATTATTATATTATATATTATATACCGTCTGATTAAAGCTCAAATACCTACAATATGAAAACAAATATAACTTTAGGAATCTTGGCAGTTTCTTCTTTCTTTGCACCAATTGAAATTATGGTTCTTGTTTTAATGTTTATAATCTTTGTAGATACTGTAGTTAAATTAATTTCTCTTAGAAAAATAGCTAAACAGACTAATAGAAAATACAGAGATGTATTCCAATCTAGAATTCTTAGACAAGGATATGTGTACAAATCTCTAGGGTATTATATCACTGCAGGTGTAGTATTTCCATTAGACTATTATGCATTAACTCCATTTGCAAATAGCTTACTTGACTTCTTAGGGTTTTCTTTTGTAATTTCTGTACCAGCTATTTTAACTAATATCCTACTAGGTATATTCTCAATTATAGAATTAGCTTCTATTAATGAAAACTGGTTTGATATTACCGGAAACAATGTACTTAGAAAAACTTGTGATACTGTAAAGAAATTAAGAAAAGGTTTAAAAGACGCATCAGACACTTACAAAGACATCAAGAACTAATGAAACTGGATATTAATAAAATTGTTCAAGCAAGATTAGACAAAGATCAGTTCTATGCTGAAGAGTCTAAGAAGACACAAATCTACCTGCATCATACAGCAGGTGGAGGCAATGCAGTAGCTGTATCAAGATACTGGAATAGTAATGATACAAGAATAGCAACTGCATTTGTTATTGGTGAGAATGGGGACATTGTACAATGCTTCTCATCTAAACATTGGGCTTGGCATTTAGGTATTGATTCAGAAGACTTTACTAAGAATGGTGCAAAGTATCAGAACTTAAATAAACTTTCTGTAGGTATAGAAGTTTGCAACTGGGGTCCATTAAAACTCCGCAATGGCAAATACTATAACTATGTAAATGGTGTAGTTAAACCAGAGAATGTAACAACTCTTGAGACACCATTTAAAGGTACCAAATATTGGTACAAATATTCAGATGCACAGATTGAATCTCTAAGACAACTAGTAGAATACTTATGTGAAACATATGATATTCCTAAGACTTATAGATCAGAAATCTGGGCAATTGATAAAGAAGCATTTAAAGGGGTTCCTGGAATCTATACACACAACTCTGTAAGAAAAGATAAGAGTGACATGTATCCAGATCCTAAAGTAATAGACATGTTAAAAAACCTATAATATGAAATTTAGAAACTCTTGGAAATCATCCACAAAACAATGGGATAAGATAATGATTAGAGTAAGATTGTCTTCATTAGATATTCTTTCATTTGAAATGGATATATCTAGAAACTTTTACTTACTGACCATATTAAATCTTACTATTAAGAACAGATAATATTACTTAAACTTCTCTAAGTAAGGTGATCCAGGTATATACTATGCCTGGATTTTATTTTAAACTTGTTTTATTTAAACTTATTTTATATATATTTGTGTAAACTTTAAATAAAAATATTATGGAAAACCAACAAATGAATGAGCAACTATCTCCAGAACAGTTAGAAGCTAGAAGAGAAGAAATGAAACAATTTTATGAAAGCTCAGTTCCTTATTTAGAAGCACAAGCTAAATATGAGAAACTGCTTACAGAAGTTGAAGAAGCTAGGTACAAAAGAGTTTCAATGCAAATGCAATATGCAACAATGATGGCTGCTGCTCAACCTACACAAGAAGAAGATGATTCTACAATGCCTACAGAACAAGCACCTTCTAATGGTAAAAAACTTAAAAGAGGTTAATGGCACTTGTTAATCAAGTTCAGAAAAAGGTTAAAATGCCTAAATGGGATGTAGTTAAATTCCAGATCCTTACATATTCTTATATTAATAGAGTATCATTAAGTGAATCTGATTTAAATTGCCTTGCTTTACTTAGTTTCAATCAACCAATAGAACTAAGTAATTTTTGTCTTGATGCTTCTTCAGAAGAAGATTGGATTTTTAAATCTCCGCAAACTGTTAGAAATTGTATAAATAAAGCTGAGAAAAATAAACTTGTTATCAAGGATCCTAACAATAAAAAATTTATAATGTTAAATCCTGATTTAAAAGTTCAAACAGAAGGTATTATACTTTTAGATTTTAAATTTTTAAGTAATGACTCCAAAGAAGGCAAATAAATTATACAAAGAACTAACTAAGGAGTTTGAAATACAAGAAGGTTTAGCAGAAGATTTAATTGAATTTTATTATAAAACATTAAGAAAAAAACTAAGCAATCTTACTGATTTAAGAATAAATGTAGATGGTTTAGGTCATTTTGTAATTAAAATTCAAAAGGTAAAAAAAGCAATTCCCCATTATGAAAAGGTTTTAAAGAATCATGATGTCTCTACATTTGGTGCTTATCATAATAAAAAGAATGTAGAAGAGAAATTAGATCTTTTAAATAAAATTCATGATAAGGCAGAAAATGAATTACTAAAAAGAAAAAACTTTAAAGATGAAAAATACACTAAAACTAATTTGGGAAAACCGGAAACAGATAGTGGAGGGGATAACTAATAGTGTTATTAGAGATGAAACAGTAGAAGAAATATCTAGACTTAGATATGATAT